ATGCGTCAGTCAAACGAGGTTCCTCAAAGTTGTTGGACGCACAGGACCCGACATCCGAGCTATCCTTGAATGAGTTGCGGTTTTCTTTTGGTTTGATGTACGGGGCAGAAACATCGGGTTACGATGTGTTGAACGTTTCAGGTGGGGAAAGAGATTACATAGATGCATTGCAAAGAAGAGGTGAGGATTTAACATCGGCACCTCGAATTAAGTTATCTACCTTTCACGCCATGAAGGGGGGAGAGGATGACAACTGCGTTGTTTACAACGGGTCAACCCGTGCTTGCGTGGAATCCAAACATCCCGACGATGAACACCGAGCGTTTTATGTTGGTGTAACAAGGGCCAAGGAGAGGCTTTATATTCTTCAAACTGAGAAATCATGGAGGTATACGATATGAATAAAAAACCAGTCCCACAAAGTAGGTTTGATTTTATTGAAGATGAAATAACTCGCGTGTTTATTCACGCAGATGACGAGTGGAAGCAAGAGTATTACGAAAACGCCGCTAAGTATTTATCTAAAAACAAGATTGTTGAAGGCGGAAATATATGTGCATTTTGCAGAACACGAGGGATGTCTGACCCCCACCACCATAACGTGTGGGGAGCAATGATGGCATCTTTGCGAAAGTTGGGTTGGGTGGAGAAAATAGGTATGGTTCGCCCTACCACAAGGCAGACACACATCAATGAAGTATGTCAGTGGGAAAGTAAGTTATTTAGGGGGTCCGAATGAACCGGAATGAACTCCTCGATAAAGCCAAGGAAACCATAAACGGTGATAGAGCCAAGGATTATGGTGATGCGAGAGATAACTTTGACCGCATTGCTACAGGATGGAACGTAATTATAAACGGGGCCATGAAGTCCCACGGATATGTGACTGACCAGCACATTGCCTTGATGATGGACTGGGTAAAGACCGCCCGTCTTTGTGAGAACATAGACCACATTGATTCGTGGGTAGACAAAGCTGGGTATACCGCTCTCGGTGCAGAGTTTATGGACAAGGGCGACAGTGAATGAAGAACCTTTTTGGCAGTGACATGCGGCACCAGTTTAAGGGCGAACTGGACTTGATTGATAAAGACTGGAACATACCGCCTGAGTTCCCAGACCTGACAGGGTACACCGATGTTGCCGTGGACCTTGAAACCAAGGACCCGAACATCACAACATTGGGACCGGGTTGGGCCCGGAACGACGGCCACATCATAGGCATTGCGGTTGCGGCAGGGGAATACAAAGGGTACTTCCCGATCCGTCACGAGAACGGCCACAACCTTGATCCAAAGTTCACGATGCGCTGGCTCAAAAAGCAGATGTCTGTGCCTGAAATGAACGTGATCATGCACAACGCGACTTACGATGCGGGGTGGATGAGGGCTGAAGGTGTTGAGATCAAGGGTCAGATTATTGACACGATGATAACGGGGGCCTTGGTTGACGAGAACCGTTGGTCCTTTGGCCTTGATGCTATGGCTAAGTCGTACATCGAACTTCGTAAGGATGAGAAGCTGCTACAAGCGGCGGCAAAAGAGTGGGGCATCAATGCTAAGTCTGAAATGTACAAGCTGCCGCCCAAATATGTCGGGGCTTATGCCGAGAGGGATGCTGTAGCGACACTCAAGCTGTGGGATGCGCTCAAGATACAATTAGAGAAGCAAGACCTGTGGCACATATGGAATATCGAAACGGCCCTGATACCGTGCCTGTTGGACATGCGGAGCAAGGGGGTTCGCGTTGATCTGGAAAAGGCTGACAAGAACAAGAAGTTTATCCGTGGCAAGACCAAAGAACTAAGATCGTTCATTGAGAAAGAAGCAGGGATGGAGGTGGACATCTGGGCGTCGGCATCTATTTCTAAGATGTTTGATAAGCTCAAGATGGAATACCCAAGGACAGAGAAGGGGGCACCATCGTTTAACAAAGCCTATCTGAACGCGCACCCTGCGGAGATATGTCAGAAGCTGGTGAAGCTGCGGGAGTTTGACAAGGCCGACAGCACGTTCATCGACAGCATTCTGCGGCACGAGCACAACGGTCGTATCCACACAGAACTGCACTCCACACGCCGTGACGAGGGTGGTACAGTGACAGGTCGCTTTTCTTCGTCCAACCCCAACCTCCAGCAGATTCCGGCCCGTGACAAGGATATTAAGAAGTTGATCCGGGGGTTGTTTATACCCGAGGATGGATACCGTTGGGGGTCGTTCGACTACTCGTCACAGGAACCAAGACTACTGGTACATTTTGCGGCCAGCGTGGAGCGGATGCCACAGAAGAACGTGCTTGATAACATCGTGGATCAGTACAACACCTCCGACGTTGACTTACACCAAATCGTTGCGGATCTTGCCGGTATCAGCCGAAAGGATGCAAAAGCTGTGAACCTCGGAATTATGTACGGCATGGGCGCGGCAAAACTAGCAGACCAACTGGATGTATCGTTCGATGATGCCAAGCACCTCATGGGACAGCACAGAGACACTGTTCCTTTTGTTAAGGCACTAGCCGAGATGGCATCCAAGAGGGGGGCAGACACCGGGCAAATCCGCACTCTTCTGGGACGCAAGTGCCGGTTCCACCTGTGGGAACCCATCAAGTTCGGAACAGGGAAGGCCATGCCACACGACGAGGCCCTAAAGGAATACGGGACGGCAATCAAACGGGCGTTCACATACAAGGCACTGAACAAGTTGATCCAAGGATCAGCGGCAGACCAAACCAAGAAGGCCATGCTGGATTGCTACAATGCAGGACATACTCCTATGCTAACGGTGCATGACGAACTATGCTTTAATATAGACAGCGACGAACAAGCTGCCGAGATAAAAGAACTAATGGAAACAGGGGTATCGTTAAAAGTACCATCTAAAATTGACGTAGATATTCAAGATGATTGGGGAAAGATAGAATGATTACTGGCCTGCTTGCTGCCGGTTCATAATATCTAGGTTACGCCGATCTCCAAACACACCCGGAGCGATAACCTGTGCCCGGTCTCTGAAGCTTGTAGCCGCGTCTCCTACAGTAGTAACCGCATCGGATACAGTTCCCGCCACATTGGACGCAGTGTCAGTAACAGTGTTTGCCACATTGGACGCAGTGTCAGTGATTGTATCAATGGCCCCTGTTGCGGTATCTGTAACTTGTTCCACGAAAGTTTGTTCCGGGGCGGATGATAGCGCGGCGGCGGCATCCATCTCGGCCTGTCGTTGTGCTTGCCGATCATTAATACGCGCAATCCTTCCCTCTTTTGCCATCTGGGGAGACAGTTTTATTCTCCGTCTTTCGTTGGAAAGTCTATTGAACTCACTGAACGGAATGTCCGTAATCAGACGCCTTTTGTCAGGGTTTCGCATGTCTATGCGAATGTCTTTTATCATTTCTGTAGATGCCAGACCCGGCCAAAACTCGCCCCGCATAATTGACGCAATCTCTGCGGTTCCCATATTTGCAGCCCGTAACTGCTTTCGGATGATCTGATCGCTTGTTCCCATAGCCCGAGCAGCTTCAATCTTGTAGTTAAGTCCGCTCTGCACACGGTACAGATCGTCAAGGTAGGTACTCCAAGCCCGAGTCATCTGTGGGATCGTCGCATCTGCACGTTTAATTTCTTTTGTAGCTTGGCCCTTGGCCGCACTCCGTAGAGGCTGGTACTCCCCTCCCGCAAAACCAAAGTCCGTTCGTGTATTTATTACAATAGGGGTAATTCCAGAGATAGTCCGAGCCAATTCTTCTGTGTTTGTGTAGTCTTGTCCCCGTGTTCCCATTGTGCCTGTTAGGGAACGGAGTAAACGTCCTTTTTGAAACTCGCCGCCACGTTCTTCTGTGATCTGACGAACATAGCCCGGAACAAAAGTTCCGAAAACGTGTGTTGCACCTTTTAAGACTTTAGTACCCAACGGATCGGACGTTTCATAAACCCTTGCGCCTGTCTGTGTCTCACCGCCCCGACCCAACCACTCTTGAGGCATGGAGTCTCTGAGCGCCTCGTACATCAGGGATTCTTGTAGAAACGGTTCGGCATATCCTTTAACGCCAGCCCATACCCCAGACAAGATTTGTTCAGATTCACTTTTCCCCAAAGACCCAGCCTTATTGTATTGACGCAAGGCCGCCCTTGCAGGGTCCGTTACAAAACTATGGGGGAAAATGTTACTTTGGTTGCCGTAGGTTATTTTTCCGCGCTTGTCGTTATCAATAACAAGTAGGGCCGATCCGTTATAAAAATCGGGGGTCAGTACCCGACCCGCATTGTATTCTTCTTCTGTGGTTCCCGTTGCAATCATGGACGCCTTGGTAATAGCCTCGGGTAGAACCTGAGATACAGCCAAATATGAGGTTAGCCGCTGGGCACCTATACCTCTAATCTGGCGTTCTAGTATCTTAGCTTTGTCCCTGCCCAACGCCGTAATCAACTCGTCAGAGGCAACAAACCCCATTTCGCTTACACCCCGTGACAGAGTGTTCGCGGAGTTGCGAATGTTCTCCGAAGCAAAAGAAGTAAATGCACCAATCACGGGCAACGCATCCAGTTTCTTTATCATCTTACCAACACGGGTATAGACGGGCATCGTGTCTTTAACTGTGTCCCCCGCCATGGTCAGCGTAAAGTTGGAGGCACTTTTGTCCATCATCAAAGACGCCCCTCTTTTGGCAATTCCTTGGTCCACAAAGTTTTGTGTCAAGGCGTCTAGTGCGCCAAACCCCATGTTATCTAGGTCGATTCCAGCGCGCCCCAAAGCGTTGGTTATCTTGGCTCTCTCCGCAAACACTGCCATAACTTTAAAGAAAGAATCCGAATCCGAATACAAGGATTCAAGTTGCCGCATAAAAGGAATTGTGGATGCCGTTATATTTTCGAGAATGTCTGTTACCTTCCCGCTCATTCTAAATTCCTTAGCGGCGGATTTCATGTTACTCAATGCCGTAGTAACCAGACTGGTATCAATGACTCCGAGGGCACCTAACTCCTCAGAGAATTTGCGCAAAGCGACATCATCCATGGAGTCCACGTTGGATGCAATAAGACGGAACGTATCTACAAAATCGCTGTCTTTTTTAAAGTTTGCATTACCAGCCAAAG